CATAAAGCGCAGGATCCACATAAGCGGAAAACAAGCCCAAAGCCACACTCGAGAGAGAACGCGGGTTGCCGAAAGAGCCGAGAGCCTCGCCTGCGTTAGCACCATCACCATAATAACCGCCACGAATAAACAACCGTTCGCCATTGTTTCTAAAAAATATGTAGCCCCTACCGGTCTTGTCACTGTTTGGGAACAACGCCAACGCCTTTAAAATATCCGGAATTGTTACACCACTTTTTGCTGTGAGTGCTCCAAAATCTTTTGCGCCATATCCTGCGTCATCGTCCGCCTGCTGATGCTCTAATGTTGTTGTTATTTGAAAACTTGCCGTATTACTCGCAGGATTTCCGGTATAATCAAATTTCAACGTGCCTGCTGTTCCCGGCGCAACTAATGAACCGTCCTGCAGGATTGCGCGCCATGCGCTACTGCTCGCACTCAAATCCGTTTTGTAAATAGCCGCATTATTATTTGGAATAATCTGTATTTCTCCGTCAACCAAACGCGCTACAACCCATTTATGCACATTGCCTACAATATCACTAACGCCCAACGCCTCCCAATTCTTGCCGCCTGTTCCGGTTAGAGTTCTATATACGTTTGTAGGGTTCTGCGGGCTTAACACCCCATGTTCATATGTTTTTGTATGGTGCCTTCCGTTGTTTGTATTTCCTCTTGGTTCTAATCCTTCTACCGTAATAAGGTTATGCAGCACGCCCCATTCTGCTGCCGTCATAAGATGCCACCCTGCGCCCTTGTTATAGCAAACCTCCGATGCGCGATCGAATGTAATAGATGTTGTCGGGTCTTGATTTGGCAGGGAATACGCGCGGTTATTTTTAACCACATTGATATACTTTGACACATAGATATATGGTACAACTTTATCATTTATGATAAATGCAGGGTGTGGCGTGTGCGCCGTTCCAATCCCTAACTCGTCCAAATAAACAAGTGGGATCTTTACCATTACCGAAGGTACGCCCAAATCGTCCAAAATAATTTCATCGGTTGCCGCTGCCCCTCTTAAATCCTCGTAATTACTCATTGATATATACCTCCTCTATACTCCATAATATTAATGTGCATTTTGAAATATCAAAATTTTTCTGCACTCTTTTTGTTGTCTTGTTTCCTTCGCTGTCTGGTTCGCCCTCGATATATTCATACTCGCGCGGCGGGATCTCTACCTGTGCAACATAATTTTCGCCCAAACCAAAAACTAAATTTCCGTCTTTGTCTGCGCAAATATCCTTTTTTACTGTGTCGTCTGTCTGTAACCGCTGCAATTTCATTGCGATTGCATCTCCGATCCATAATGTATTACCGTCCAATTCATAGCCGATCTTTTTTCCGGCGTTCTTTTCGATAACCTTAATTGTAGCCTTTGCCATTATTACATCATACCTCCTAAAATGAAATATTTTATAGTTACCGGCTCTTTCGGACAATCTTCAACCTCGATTTTAAAGCCGTTTAACTGCTTATCTTTAATCCTGATCGCCCTTCCCTGCTGTACATCATCGCAAAATGCAATGACGATATAATCTAATGTGTTTCTTTGCCCCTTGATTGCAACAGTTACGCTCTCTTTGTTAAATGGGTAATCCTCGTTACTTTTTATACTTGTTTCTCCAATCTCGAAATAAGTATTTTCTAATTCTCTTTGGTGCTGCAACAACTGAACGATTGCCATATCTGCAACGATCATAGCCTCATTGATGCCGTTATCCATGTTGTTCATGTTCTGCTGATTAAAACTAGTTCCCACCTCTATCACTTCCCCGACAACTGGCGTTAATGTGATTGTGCCGTCTTGGTTCTGTGTGACAGAATATGTGTTACTTTTTTCAGTACGGCGATTTCTCCATACAATCAAATCATACATTTTAATGCTGCCTCCTATTCTTTCTTAATGGTTATCTTAATGCCGATTGTTGCCGTTGCTAATATGTCTTTTTTAGTGTTATAGTCTTTGCTTTCCAAAATCTGATTATTAACATCGTACAGTTTGGCATTTGTGATTGTTCCCGTTACTTCATCATCAATGTAAATATAAAACGTAATACTGTCTTCGGATCTTGTTGTTTTACCAATGGTGCCTTCTTTTGTTGTTTCATTAATGGTATATGTCGCACGCTTTACTATACTTTCTGTATAGTCCATAAGCCTATCTTTTAACATTTTAATCCTCCTCTCTTGCATAATCTGTGCCACACATCATCAAATCGTTTGTCGCTGTCTGTGCGTCCATTTGCGCCGTCAGTGTGCTTTCCTGCGTTTCAAATGATGTCTGCAACGCTAAACAAAATTCCAAACCGCAAACCATTTGACCTGCAATCGGTGTATCATTCACATAAGAAAATCCGGCTATACTCTCTATATATCCGGTTTCCTTATTCTCTGTTATGTTGTTATCAAAATTACAATATTCTGTTTCGGCTGCTGCCGGTTCAAACGTCATAAATATCAGATCCTCAACCTTATACTTTATGACTGTTTCCCTTTGCAGGGCAAACTCAAAATAAATATTCAACGGCAGGATCTCGTCTATAACTTGGTTTAACATTTCTAAGCTGCCTGCATCTGTGTTTATCTCTACAATCATCTCCATGTTTGAAATGTCATTGAATAGTGTTAAACCCTCTGAATAATTTGATAGCATCGCCGTTAATTCCTGCAGACTCATTTTTCTGCGGTTCATTATAGAAAGTATGTAAATCTTTCTATCGTCTATGCTTTGCGCCGCTTTTGGTTTTATTCCCAGTATCTTTTCAAACCTTTGCACGCCGCTTTCGCCCGCCGTATAAACAAACATATTTCTTATGACTTCATTTATTGAAACATTCAGCTTTGAGAACTCTATATCCTCTGCCTTTGCAATCTGCTTTATTTCCTTTATCTGCTTTATTACCGGAGGATAATGGTTTAATATTAAGGTCTGCATACTATCACACCCCTAACTGGTATTGCGTTTGGATCCATTAACAGATTTTCCTCCGCACCATTTAACATTGTGTTCTGCACATCTACGATCCCTTCAATGCTTGCGATTGCCGCATTTACCCTTAATATTCTTACCGTTATATAATTTTCATTTTCCCAATTTTTCGCCAACTCTAAATAATAATCGTCTATTTTCTCTTGTATGCTTGGTAATAAATCCTCCCACGCGTAGCCGGTATCTATCGTTATTTCTGCCTCTATATTTACGATCTCTGATAGACAAGGGTAAATATCCACAATATGAAATATTGATGCCTCACCCTCGCCTTCTCCTTGCTTATCAATTGGATCTATGACCTCCTGCACATCTGATATAAGTGTTTCGTTTGGCGTTTTATATTCGCTGTCAAGGAAATATATTTTTATCCGTCTTTCGTTCTTTGTAACTCTGTAAATCTTGCAGGCTCCAACGCCCTCAATTTCAAGCATAGCAGCTTTATACTGCGCCCGATTGCCGCCAAATGCCTGCGTTGCTGCCACGATAGAAAAATAGCGTGCGCGAAAAGCCTCCGTTTCTTCATCATCGCGCGCCGGTGTCAGCAATTCCGTTAATTCTCCGGTGTCGTAACCGTCTATGTATTCTATCGGTGTTAAATCCTCCTGCTTTGTGTTTCCTTTTGTTCCTGTCTGCTCGCACATAAGCCGATACGCTCCCGCGTCTATTTCTTCTGTGCATATATATGTTAATTCCCCTGCGGAAAAACGTGTATTTAATTCAATGGCAATGTTAAATACCGCTTTCCAAACCGCATTAGATGCCGCAAACGGTGTAATACCTCTTTCTTTCGCTCTTAAAATTAAATGCTCCCTGTCTGCCGTTTCTGCATATCCATTTTGATCCACTAATCCCAATTCAATATATGCCTGCTCAAATTCTGCTGCTGCGCCCCTGAAAGAATGATCTATGAGTGTTCCTTCCTCTGTGCTTATATCGCTATCAACCGTATTTTTTAAGTCAATCATTATATTGTTTTGTGTCTTATCATCATATAACATCTTGCACCTCCTTATGCCGCCGTTCCTACGATCGGTTGATTTATTTCTATATCTCCATACATCGTATTTACCGTAAATGTAACAGTTAGTGTGTCATTTTCCATGCTTATTGAGAAATCTGAAATACTTTGTATATTCTCATTTACAAGCAGGCAATCCTCCGTCATTCGCTGTGCCTCTGCCTCTATGTATTCCTCTGTATATCCCTGCCCAATCAAATCCTCAAATTCGTTTCCATAATCCCACGAATATACATAATACCTGTATCGTGGTGTTTGCAACACTAGCCATATCCAAACCTTGATAGCCTCTAGCCCCTCTACAGTGTTTCCAGTTAATTGCCCTGTTTTAAAATCTATCTCGTATTCTTTCGGGGTTGTTGTTTCCTGCTCGTATTCCTCTATTGCTTCATCGTCCTCAATGTATGCCGGTAATAACAGACTCATTTTCACACCAACCTTTCTAAGATAATATATAATTCATCGCTGATCCTATATACTGCCACTTTGTCGCCTTTTTTTAACGGATCAATAAAGGTGTTTTTATCTTTCTTGGAGGGTGTGTCGTTGTCAACTGCATAATAATAGCCTGTTTTAAGATGTTCGGCGATCATTAAATCGCTGCCCGACAATACCAACTTTCCTATTTTACAGCTTGTCGCGCTCTGCATAACTCCGATTTGGATCGGCGCGGTGTTATCCTTGCCGCCTTCCTGCCTCATTACACCTAATATTTCCTCATATGCGTTCATAATATCCGCACCCCCTCTTTATTCGTCTGTGTCGTCATATTCCTTGCTATCCATAATATTTTTAAAATTTAATTCTAAGTTCATTATGTGTGTGCCATTTTCCCATGTGTGTGTATCGCTGTCAATCCAAAATAAGCCATTTAAGCCGGTTGCCTTGTCGTAAACCTCCACGCCGTTTCCTGCGATGCACTTTAGATCGCCGTTTATTCCGTCAAGTGTTACCTTTTTTTCTATTCCCTGCAGCATACTTTTAGCGGCTGTCGTTTCATTTATGCCACTTTCTTTTTTATAAATCTGCTGATAGATGCCATACTTTTCGATCCATGTATCGTTTTTTACCTCTCCAACCTGCGCACCGGTATCATCGTATATTTTTACGATGTTTACCATGTTTTCTATTGTTTCCTCGTATTCCGCATTTGTTATGTTGTATTCCTCTGCAAGCACAAAATTTTTAACAATGGTTCCTTTTACTTCAACTGATAATTTTGAGCCGTTCATGCGGCAAATATAATTTTTTCCTGCCTGCTCTGCCGCCTTTGTGTATGCTTTCATGATAATGTCATAGAATGTATCGCCGTCTATAATCATTTTCTTTATTGTTGCCTTTGTTTCCGCAATCGTTTCGGTTTCTATCTCCATATCAGCGCACACTTTTTTAGTAATTCTCTCTGCTGTTGTGTTTGAGAAATTATAAACGCCGGTGCTTCTTAACAAATGATTTAGCAAGTCATAGCAGGTATATGTTACCGTTCCTGTTTCACTCGTTTTTTTAGTCGTCTGTACTTCCCCCAAAAATATTAAATCGCTATCCTCATATAGCTTTATGGTATCGCCTGCCCCGATGTTTAACTTTAAATTTGTTACATTCTTATCATTTGGCGCATTGATAACTGCTATTTCTGCGGTTCTCGC